TTCTACCATTTTTATAATATTATAAGATTAAAAAAAATTCCTAAATTAAACGCACAAAAAGTTTTATTACTTTCTCAAAAAATAATATATATATAATTATTTTGATATAAAGACAAGTTATTTAGGAAAAAATAAAGTAATTAAAAAATTAATCTTTAAATTAAAATATATTTATATATTATAAACAAATGGTTGCCTTCAACAAGTATCGTCGTCGTGGTTTCAAAAAAGTTGCTATAGGTGCTAAACCTAAACGCATATATCGTAAGAAAACATATGCCCCAAAAATGTCTTTTGCTAAAAGAGTTACACAAGTTATTGCTCGTAATGTAGAAAACAAATTTTCTGTTCCTTTAAATTATAACGCTCCAGTCCTTAATTGGACTGCTGTATCACCAACTTGGTTTCATTATAATTTTGATGGTGCTTTTAACCTTTCTCAAGGTGTCACACAAAGCACAAGAGTAGGTAATATATGTAAAATAAAAAAATGGATTATTAAAGGTCAAATTGCTCCTCGTTTTGAGGTCAATCCTTCAGCATCAACTTCAACAAACTTGAGATACAGTAATCAAGGTATTTGTAAGATTTTCTTATTAAAAAAAGCGAATGGTGACATTCCTCCATTTAATTTACAATATTTATTTCAAAGTGGAAATTCTTATCTTGACCCTACTGGTAGTTCATTTGACCAATTACTTGCTATAAATAAAGACCAATATAAAGTATATTGGCAAAGACAGTTCAAACTCTCTCCATCTCAACCTAATAGCGATACAACAGCTACAAATGTATTTTGGGCTAATAATGATTTTAATGCTGTCGCTAATTTTGGACTTGATGTAACAAAATATATAGGTAAAAACGCAACTTTAAAATATGAAGATAGTAATATGAACGCTCAAATACCTCCATCTATGAAGGGTTTATCTTTAGTTGCTATATGGTGTCCTTATGTAGGACAAATGGCTCAAAATTCAGCCAACCCTCTTTCTTACTATCAAGTAACTTTTTCATCATATTTCTCATATGAAGACGCATAATCATTAACGATATTGGCTCGCGAAGCTTATCGACATTAAATTGGACTTTTTGTTTTAAAACCCCCTCGCCCCGAGTTCATCTTGGGGGGAATTAAATAAAAAAACTCTGGTTTAATTTGTTATTAATAACAAATTAAGCATAATATTATTAAAAGACATCATCATCGCTGTCCAGTTCCGTTTCCCGTAAGTTAGTGATTTTCCATCTATCACCAGATAATTTACTCGTATCATCTGGTGGAAAGTTAGAGAAACAAAAAATATGTGGAGAATTAAATATTTTTACACCAGTTTCATATTTTGTATTACATACCATTCCATTTTTAATACATTCTAAAGCAGAATAAGATATATTGCCTTCATGTGGTCTTGGAATATCAAACATAACGCATTCAGTTTCATTCATATCTTGATTGAAGACTAAATTCATTATATCACTATGCTTACCTCCATTACACATTAAAACCTTATGCTTGACTACACAATATTTTACAAACTGCGTCTTTCCAAAACTTCCAGTTTTTTCCCAATACCAATGAATAGTTCTATCATCTGGTTCAGTTTTCATAATTTCAAGTATTTCTAACTGCCAAGGATAAAGGTTTGTAATTAATTTTATGGGTTTGGGGCGTCCTATAGAAATGACTATATTACTATCTTTGCTACAGTATATATCATTTTGCTCTCGTGTACCTTTAGCCTTTTCAAAGTGTATTCTTGAAATGTTAAAGACAGAACAAGGTCTCATTTTAGTTTTAAACTCAAAATAACCTTGTAAATGGGGCGTTCCATTCTCCCCTACTTCTTTCTCTATGATGGCGTATTTACAATTTTTAGAAATAATGGAACCAATGGCGGACAACTCTACATTCGTCCAATTATTTAAGACCATAATCCATCTAATAGAGGGAGCAATTCTTTGCTTTGAGGAGGAAATAGTATTACCCTCCTCAACGGAACCAACGGAACCAGTTTCTACCATTTTTATAATATTATAAGATTAAAAAAAATTCCTAAATTAAACGCACAAAAAGTTTTATTACTTTCTCAAAAAATAATATATATATAATTATTTTGATATAAAGACAAGTTAT